TAGGAACACAATACGATCAAGAATTAGAGAAAAATCGCACTGTCCAATTTCAGATAGGACAGATGGTTAGTTTAATAACAGAAAACTACACAGAAACTACAATAACTGTGACAAACGCACAGTTGACAGCGCTTCAAGGTCAAAATGTACAAATATTAACAGCACCTGGTGCGGGCAAAGTATTAAAAATATTAGAAGTATCAGCATACTTAGATTTCGACACTGCAGCATTTACTTTTGCACAACCTATACTTTTACAATATAAAAACGACGGTAGTGGTTCTTCAGGAACAATTGCAACAATTGATAAAGCTTTTCTTCAATTAGCAGCAGATGCAGTTTATATGGCTCAACCAGTAAGTGGAAGAGCAGGAATTGATGAGTCTATATTAATATCAACTTCAGGAGCAGTCGGAGCTGGAGGTAACACTACATTAAAACTTAAATTAAGATACCAAGTATTAGATACTGCAAATTTCTAAAATAACATGGCAATAATATATACATACCCCACGGTAGTTCCAGAAGCCAGTGATATATTATTGGGAACTGAGGTTGGAGCAACTCTTCGAAATCCAACAAAAAACTTTAAAATTAGCGATATAGCTAAGTTTATTATAGATAGTGTAAGTGGAACAAACTTAAAAATACCTTTATTTTTCGATGTAACAGATCCTATAACAGGAGTAGTACAAACTACACTTGTGGATTCTATAATGAAACAAGACGCTAATCCAAATGGAACTACTTTAACAATAGCTGGGAACCTAAGGGTTGACAATGCTATACAAGATAGTAGTGGAAGTCCAGGAACTGCAGGTCAAGTATTAACCTCAACAGTTACAGGAACAGCATGGGAAAATGTGGTTGATTCAAGTGGCGTTTATCCATTTATAGCAGGATCATCACCTTTTGTAATAACAATAAACCATCCGGGAACTTGGGGAGACTATCCTTCAGTTACAGTGGTGGACAGTAATAAAATAGTGGTAATCGGAGAAGTTCGATATATCACAACAACACAACTAACTTTAACTTTTACAGCAACCTTTTCAGGAACTGCTTATTTAAACTAAACACGTAATGGCAATACAATTTTTAAATCAGCTTCAATTTAATCAAAACGAAGCTTTACAATTAAGACTGCAAAACCTAGGTACATTACCTACGTCAGGTAACGCAATAGGTCAGTTAGCTTATAAAACAGGAGCAAATCCTGGTGTATACGTAGCAACTGGAACAGGTAATAACTGGGAACTACTTAGTACAACATCGGGTGACGTAACCGCTGTTAATGCTGCAACTGCAGAAAATTTACTAGGTATTAACGTAGCAAGTTCAACAGGACCAGTTCCTGTAGTAGGACTTGATATAACTGGTAGAACAGATTTAGGTTCAGGTGTAGCATCTGGAGATGAATTATTAGTATATGATGTTTCAGGTACACCAGAAAACAAGAAAACAACAGTAGGTGATATTATAGCTTTAGCACCAGCTGGAGACATAACCGCAGTAGTAGCGGGAACATATTTAAATGGTGGTGGTACGTCTGGATCAGTAACATTAAATCATGATACTACAAGTAGAACAGATAACACTAGTAGCGCTAGTCCTGCATTTGGTGCTAGTTTTACGGTAATTGATACAGTAACTAGCAACGCAACAGGTCACGTTACAGTTGTTAACACTAAAACAGTAACATTACCAGCAAATCCTAATACTGATACAACTTATACTTTACCAGTAGCAGCTGGTGCTGCAAATACAGCTTTATTAGAACTTACAAAAGGAGGTTCTGGTTCAGGTGTTGCATCAACAGTAACAATAGCTGGTGTAGATCAAGAAACTAAAATAACTGAGTCTACCGGTAATAACGGAACAGTTACAGTAGCATTAGCAGATGGATCATATGGTTCAGGTGATGAATTAAAATTACCAGATGGTGCTAGAGCAACTACACAAACAACAGGAGACAATACTGATAAAATTGCAACAACCGCTTTTGTTCAAGCATCGTTAACTGGATTATTAGAATTTAAAGGAGGTTTTGATGCTGATGGTGGTGCGATTGTTGGAGGTGGTAATCTTACATCAGGTAATTCTAGAGTAGCAGTTGCAGTTGGTGATTACTACGTGGTAACAGGTGATGGTAATTTCTTTGGAAACGCAGCGACACCTCTTACAGTTGGTGACTCGGTTATATGTCAAACAGCAGCCGCTCAAGGTCAATCTGTAGAAGCTGACTTTATAATCGTACAATCTGAAACAGATCTTGCAACATTAAGTACTGTTGGTCTTGGTAATGTAAATGCTAGTGCAACATCAGGTATTGATGTAAGCTACAATGCTGGTACTGCAAACTTAGTATTAGATGTAAACGAACTTACTGCGGTTACAGACGAAAAGCCAACATCAATAACAGGTACTGATGCTTCAGGTAATACAAGAAAATTTGCGTATGCTCAAGCTTTTGTAGCTAAAGGTAAAAAAATATCTCTTGATGACGGTGACACAGGTGTAGCAAAATCTTTTAGTGGTGGTATAACAACTTGGACAATCACTTTATCAGATGCATGGAAAATGGCTGATGGTACAACTTCGGCTGGTGTAGATGGAAGAGGCTGTATGGTTGAACTTACTAAAGATTCTGATGGATCAACAGCTTATGCTGAGATAAGTAGAACTTCTACTACAATTGTAATAAAAATGACAAGTGCTGCTGCAGTTGCAAATAATTTATACTCTGTATTATTAAACAACGTAGCATAAATTTAATAAAATAAATTAGATGGCTATTAACTTTCTAACTACGACGAATACTCTACCAGAGATTCAGATAAATGACGCCGGTAATAATCCTAGACTTGAACTTCAAGAGTCTGGATCTGTTAGCGGTGGTATTTCTACTACTGGTGGAGCTTTAGTCTTTGAAGCGTCTAGTGGTATAGAAAAAGCTCGAATTTTATCGACCGGTCAATTCTTGATAGGTCATACTTCTTATTATTATGCAGGTACTTATTTACAAGTAGGTAACACATCTGACAATCAAAATGGTTTACAAATAACAACTTCTACTAGTGGTGATGGTTATATATTATTCGGTGATGGTACTGGCGCTTCTTCTTATATAGGTCAGATACGTTATAATCATACTGATAATTATATGAGGTTTAACACCAGTGGTAGTGTAGCTATGACTATTGATTCAAGTCAAAGAGTTGGTATAGGAACTCTTACACCTAGCGCAACTCTTCATGTAAAACCATTAAGTGGTGGTAATGGAGAAGTAAATATAGAAAGAGCAAGTGGAGCTTTAATAAACCTACAAGCACAATCTTCGTTAGGAGTAATAGGAACAAATAGTAATCATAATTTATCATTTAAAACTAATTCTAATGTAGGCATGACTTTGACAACTGGAGGAAAAGTCGGAATAGGTACTACAAGCCCTGGTATGATGCTACATGTTAAAGGTGGTGATGAAGCTACTATGAAGTTAGAATCCACTAGTGGTGAACCAGCTATATTCTGGGCGCCAGGTGGTAGTAGTTTAAAATGGGAAAATAGAGCAAGTGCTAGTAGATGGCAATTATATAGCTATGATGAAGCTGAATGGGTATTTAATATATACGATGCAAAAATTGGTATAGGTACAGTATCTCCTTCATATAAAGTAGATATAGCCGGTGATCAAATGAGATTAGGTGATTCTAATCAAACTACTACTTATTTTAGAATGGAAGCTACAAATACTGCTGGAGCTCCTGCAAGAGCAGTTGGTATTTTACAAAAAGGTTATGAATCTAGAGCTCAAGGAATATTTCATGAAGATACTGGTAAATCTAATGAAGAATGGTTTAGTGGTATTCCTTACGGAGCAACATTTAATAATTGGCAAGTAGGTTACGATTCTTCAGGTGGTCAACCAGAATATACAGCTAACGCTATCCTAACAGCATACCATGATAAATCAGTGTATCTTAATGCTTACGGTTCTGGAACATATACAGGTACTGCAGCTAAACTTTTAGCAATAACATCAAGTGGTAAAATAATAGAAACATCTAGTGGATCAGATTTACCAGGTGGACCTTATTTACCTTTAACAGCTGGATCTGGTAATAAATTAACAGGTGATTTATACATAGAAGAAGCAAACACACCTTCAATTGTAATAACCGATACTACAAATAGTTTACAAGGTAGAATTAGAGTTGGAAATACCGCAATGTATATAGACGCTGATGCTGGCGAAGGTGTAGCAAGTACATCAATGAACTTCCAAGTAGATGCTGCAACAAAACTACAGTTAACACAAACTATTAGTAGATTTTCAGGCCAAAATGTAGCTATAAGAAGAGATGATACAGTGCCAGTTCTTAATTTTGATAGAAATGACACAAGTATAGTCGCTGGTAATGACTTAGGACAGTTACAGTTTAAAGGTTCAGATCCAAGTAGTTGGAATGAAGGAGCAAGAATATCAGTAGAAGCTGATGGTACATGGGATACAGATGTTTATCCAACTAGAATAAAATTTGAAGTAAAAGAAACTAATACATTACAAACTGCGTTGAAGCTAGAAAAAGACATGGATGCGGTTTTTGGAAAAGATATTTTATTAGGTGATAATCAATATTTAATGCTTGGTAATAATCCAGATCTTAAAATATACCATAATGGTTCTCATAGTTTCATACAAGATACAGGCGCTGGTGATTTAAGGCTATTAGGTTCAGTTGTAAAAATACAAAATACATCAGAAGTAGATTGGATAACATGTTTTAGCAACACTGTTGAATTAAAAAACGCTGGTAATGTAAGATTAGCAACAACAGGTACAGGAGTTACTGTTTCTGGTACTAGATCAATATTTGCAGCTGATACAGTTGTTAATTCATTTAGTGGTACTGCTGGAGTTGAAGTTTATAAAAACGCAGGTGATTCTGTTTTAATGATACATCAAGATGATGGTAATCATGAATCTGTTTTACACTTTAGAACTGGTGGTAATGATACTAAAATTATAGTTCCAGCTAATACTCGTGCTTTACAAATAGATACTGAAAGCACTACTGATGCCCTTATGTTAAACCCAGACGGTCATTTAACATTAGCTTCTGGAATAACAGCAACAAACACATCTTTTTCTGGGACAATGAATATAGCTGGTGATGTTTACCATATAGGTGATACTAACACATATTTTGGTTTTGGAGGAGGTAATGATACTTATAGAATAGTAACAGCTGGTGCAAGCGCTCTTACAATAGATTCCTCTCAAGCTGCAACTTTTTCAGGAGATGTACAAGCAGGAGGAATATATGTTGGCGCTACAAATACAAGTTACGACCTATATAATAATGGTACAAGTTATTTTAATGGCGCTGTAACAGTAGATGATAATTTAACTGTAACTGGTGATTTAATTATAACTGGCGACATAAACTCTTACAATGTTACAGATTTAGATGTAACAGATAAAACTATAACAATTGGTAAAGGTCAAACAGAAGCTAACTCAGGCGGTTCAGGTATTATAGTAGATGGTTCTAACGCTAGTATGCTATGGGACGAAAGTAATGATAGTTGGGATTTTAATAAATATATTGTTACACCTAGAATTATAATAGGTAGTGATGAAGATACTTGGATAGCAGATACAGGTGACTCAAAAATGGAATTTGTTGTTGGTAATATTGTTCAAGCACAGCTGGTGAGTGATGGTGATCTTATATTAGCAGATGGTTTACAATTAAACGGCACTATTGCTATAGGAGGTACTGGTCGTATTACAGGTGTTGATACAGTAACTGATGCTACAGATGCTGCATCTAAAGGTTATGTTGACGGTTTAGCTTCAAATTATCAAGCTTCTGGAAACTATATAACTGGATCAGGAAGTTTATCAGCACAAGATCTTATAGATATAGGCAACCTATCTGGTACTAATACTGGTGATCAAGATATTTCTGGTATTGCAACGAACGCTACAGCTATTTCAGGCAAAGTAGCTAAGACCGGTGATACTATGACTGGTGATTTAACTATTACTCACGCTGATACCCCTAGAATTAATATTATAGATACTACTAATGATGTAGATTTTAGAATTAGAGCAGCTAACTCATATGTTTATATAGAAGCTGATAATGATAATGACGCAGATTCTACTAGAATACAAGTAAAAGTAGATGATAATTTAATTCATGAATATTTACCAACTAGCCAAATAGCGCATGTAGATGGTACATATACCATAAGAAGAACGGATGATACAGGTCAAGTAAGTTTAGATCTTTCAACAAGAAAAGATCATACTGGTAGCGGTAACTTTACTGCTAGTGACGATGTTGGTAGAATAAATTTCAGAGCAAGAGATAGTGTTGTTACAAGTGACTTAGTAGTTGGTAGTATTTTAGTAGAAGCAGATAACACTTTCGCGGCTAATGACAAGAAAACAAGAATGAAGCTGCAGGTATATACTGGATCTGCTTTAGAAAATGTCTTGTATTTAGACTCTGATAAAAGCGCTACTTTTTATGGTAATATAGCATTATCAGGTACAGTTGATGGTAGGGATGTAGCTACTGACGGTACAAAGCTAGATGGTATAGCTGCTGGCGCAGAAGTAAACGTACAGTCTAATTGGAACGCAACAAGTGGTGATGCATTTATACAAAACAAACCTACAATACCTAGTGGCAATCAA